GTAAAGGTCAGTACCAGGCTGAACTGGTTTAGCTCGTTTAGCTGCTCGTAATCGATTTCGTTGTTGTCAGTGGCGACCCAAGTCGCACCGTCTGGACCAAGCTCGTCGCTTGTTTCAGTTGGTTCGTTGCAGTTGGCTATCTCTTCAACGAGAAGCATCATTGGGTCAATCGAAGACTTTCGTTCCGTAGCGCTGGTAACCGCGACTTTCTTGGCAACCCGGACGTGAATTGCGTATTCGCGTTCCACTGCCGCACGAGCCACAGGCGACGTTTCATACCCAGCCGGCCATACGCTAACTGTCAGTGAGCTGTGGTCCGGTAAGCTGATGTCGTAGACGTAATCTCGAACCGCCGTGAATGATTGCGAGAACGACTGGGCGTTCAGTCCAGTCACGACCGCATCGGCAATGTCGATAATGTTCGCCGCCATCAGGCAGTTCGCTTGGTATGGACTCGATACATGTGGTTGTGTTGGTCAACGAAGGAGAAGACAGGCTCCTTCCCTGGTGCCATCACCTCGAACGTGGAAGACTCCCAGGTGATCTGGTGGCCCCGAGACGGAGTCACGGTTGATCCACCAATCACCAAGTCGGACGCAACCACCAGGAAGTCCCGCATCTCGTATCGCTCGACCATTCCTTCGCTGTCGACGACATCGAAATTCGTTCGGGAAATCGCGGCAGTAAGCGTCACCGTCCCAGACCCGTCGGCGTAGGTGACGGTTTCGCCACCTACGTCGCGGATCGTGTTCAGGCCCTGTGTTACAAGCGATTTGAAAGTCATCTGGGTTAGCTAATCGCGGCCTCCGTGTCCGTGATCGCATCCGATACGAGGATCGGAATTCCGCCAACGAATTCTGGAATCGGCGCGGGGGCACCGGTTGCATTCGTCGCAGTTCGGCCACCACGCAGAAGCTCTTGGCTTGTTCGGTTCATGACCAACAAGTTCGGCTTGCGACCGGCGGGGAACTTCGAGATAAGATCGTAGATCTTGTCGTCGGTGATGATATTCGAACTGCCAGTTGTCTCGCAGTTAGCGATTCGACCAGCGGAGTACGCAGAACCAATCTGAAGGCCAGCCCAGGTGCATGCCGGAGTGTAGTACGCAGGGTAATGCTTGTTGCTGCCATCCAGGGCATCGATCACTGTGGTTTCACCAAGCGACATTGGGACGTCGCCTCGCATGACCAAGCTGACGTCTTCTTCGCCAACTCGCAGCGCGTAAACGGAAGTCGTATCACTTCCAGTTCCGCCGCCATCGACGACCATCGTGTCGGCCACTGCATTGAGGCCGCCATCGTCAGCCAGACCAGCAAATCCGCCAGAGTCAGCTCCAGTGCCGGAGATGATCTGCTTCTCTAGGTGGAATAGTGCTGCGGCAAGGTGCCGTTTGCCTTCGGTGGCAATAAGGTCTTGCGGGCCCTTCAACCAGACGTCCGCGTTACTCTTGTCAACTCGCCAACTATAGTCGAGCACCTTAAGGGTGACCGTCACGAGGCTCGTCACGCTGTGGTCGAAATCTCGTCCGGCATTCTCAGCCCTGAAATTAACGACTGGTGACTGTGTGACTTTCACATATTTATGCGTGTCACCCTTACTGCTCATTTGCACCGGCAATCGAGAAACGAGCGGCGCGTCTTCGAGGAGGTCGCTGACCTCGGCTGAACTGATGTCGAAAGTATTTCCTACTAGATCAGCAATTGTCAGTTGATCGTCTGCCATGTCGGCTATTCCTTATTTTTAAAATTAGTAGTTGGTAGTAGTTCTTAAGCGCGGATATTGATCAGGTCACTGAAACGCTTCGACCGTGGCTTCTCTTCCGTAACGGCATCGCCGGAGGACAGAGGCTCTTCCTCGCCAAGGTCAACGCTTTCAATTTGCTGCTGGAGGTCGGTGATCTGCTGCTCTTGTGCAGCAATGCGATCTTTCAGCTCGGACACTTCCACGTCTTTTTCGACTTGGAGGTCATTGATCCTGCTTTGGTAACACTCGCCAAAGCTCTTCTCTTCGAGATACCACTTCGCACCATCAACGTCGCCAAAAGCTTCGACGTAACGGGAAAGTTCGTCGCGGGTGTTTTCAGGTTTTGCATCCAAACGGCTGTCCACAGGGATCACCTCCTTGCCTAAGTAGCGGGATAATAATTCGTGAAAACGACCCGTAATTACGTCCGGGTCAACATCCTTGCCAAAGTGTGTGTCGAGGAGTTGCGTGACGCATGCGGGAAGGTCACGAGGATCCTCTTTGCTGACAGCAAATAGACCGCCACGGGTGGCAGCCGGTTCATCAACAAAGTCCGCCGCGCGGATTTTGGAGAATCGCAGTGGCGCGAACGGGTCGGCGTCTTGCATGCATTCATCCAGGCACGTCGCAAGACTGACCCCAAACGCCTCTGGGTCCTCTTCTGCGAGGTCGAGCGTGTATGTTCCAAGGTCACCTTTAGGTGACTCGAACGCGCTGTCTGCGATGTGCAGGTCGGCGTAAACAGCACGGTCTTCGATTCGGAAGTTGGTCCACCTGCCCAGGTAGCTTCCCAGACCATCGTTGGACATGTTTGGGTGCGTGAATCTGGCTTTGACTCCACGCTTACCAGACGACTCCGCAAGGTCGACTACCTGCTGGAGAGTCTCTTCGTCTACGACCCACTCACGGGAATCATTGAGGCCGCCAGCCTCAATAAGCTTTGCTCCCATGACGATTTTGTTGCGGCGATCAACTCCCTGGGGAGATGTGCGCTGTGTCGTTGAACGGAAATCTGACAGGTCCGGTAAAGCGTCAATCATCCTGGTCATCTCCATCGTCGTCTTGGTCATCTGGATTCTTGTTTTCGTCGACTTCCTCTGGCTCAATTTCGCCTTCGGTTTCAGGGAAGGCGGCAGCATCGACCTGCGTCGGCGTGAGACCTTTCTCACGCATGTACTCCTCTTCCTCAGCAAGCCGGTCACATACGTCGCGGAAACTCATGCCGAGCCTCTCGCGGCAAATCTGGCTACGGGTCTTAAACCTGGCCTCAACCGCCATCTGGTCAGCCTTCACCTCTTCCAGAGGACGCCACCAAGGTGTATGTGCGTGAATCCACTGCCACTTGAGGTCCGCCAAACCAAGGCCCCTGGGGAGCACCATTTCGCGATTTCTCAGGGCAATGGAGAGCCTCCAACGGAGCAGGCGGTCGAGCATCGATGCGATGTCAGCTCGCTTTGCATCACAAGACTTGACGTACTGGATGTGCGCTGCCTTTGCACCGTAGAAGGTCGAGTAGTTCTCGGAGTGATGGCTGAACGGGATGTCCAGCGCCTTCAACGCCATTTCAGTGACCAGCTGCGTGAAAGCTTGGAATTCACTGGATGGATTCTTCGACTCGATGATGTCTATCTTGTCGTCAGGACCACCGTCGAACAGGCGGACTTGGTTGCCAAGCCCGATGTCGCCACCGTCGTCGTCGTCTTTGAGCGGACTGTCGTCGCCAAGGTACATTGCAACAGCGAACAATTGGCTGAGTTTGCTCTTTGCTAACGCGAAGTCGAACGACTCTTTCAGGTCGACCCAAGAGTTCAAACTTGGTGCCAGAGGCGAAACTCCTCGGCGTTGGTCAAACTCCTCGAAGTATCCAAGCTGGCAGACGTTCTTCGAGCGAATGTTTCTCTCATGCTCGTAAGACCCGTCAGGCTTCCGCTCGTGAATGGCAACCTCGCGAACCCGACCGCCTCTTGACGTTCGGATTCCGTGCCGCCAGTCGTCAACTTGGGACAAGGGTATGTCCCGAGGATTGCGTACCCTGTCGGCCTCGATCCACTGGATGTGGCCACTCGACATCAGCACAGCAAAGCAGTCGCCGTCTACGGTTCGTCTCGCTTCAGCAATGCGGACCATGCGTTGAAGATTGTGACGTCCGGCAACATCACAGTTGCCCGCTAAGCTCCAGTTCTCAAACCACGCCTCCAGCTTCCTGTCGAAGTCTGGGTTGCCAGTTTCTGCCTCAAAGCTCACTGTCGCGACATAATCGATATGCCGCCTCAATGCCCACGCTGCAGTGGCATAGTTTCGCTGCAAGTCCCTGGTGTTCGCCTGGAGCTGCTTG